GCCTCCTCGGTGAGCGCCCGCGCCGCTGCACGGAGGACGGCCCGATCCTTCTTAGTCAATCGCCTCCGTGGTGTAGTGGCCATCAGAACACGTTCGGTTTCTGCACCGCGCGCCGCAGCGCCATGAGGCCGGTCTGCAGGTCGGTGCGGCCGATCGCGACCCAGCGGGCCACGACGTCGTTCTGCGTGCGGGCACGCGCGTCGAGCTTGTCGACCAGGTGCTGCAGCATCGCCGCCTGGGTGTCGATCTCCTTCAGCAGCGCTTCTTCGATTGCCTCTTCCACGGTCTCCCTTTTTGTCAGCTCGGCGCGATGCCGAGGAACTTGGTGCGCCAGGCCGCGGCCTGGTCCTCGCTCATCCCTGTGGCTTTCGCCATCTCGTCGATCACCGCGGTGCCTTTCGCCTGCACCTCGGCCATGAACCTCTTCTGCACGACGCTCGCGCGGCCCAGCTCGGCGATAGCGCGGGCGAGCGCGCCGAGGTTGAGCGTGGACACTTTGTCAGGGTCGATGTTGAAGGCCATCAGCGCCTGGAACAGCTTCTCCTGGACGAGGCGCATCAACGCATCGTTCACGGCGCCCTCGTCGTCGGGCGACGCCTCGACGATCGCTTTCGCCTGCGCGGTCGCGACCTTGAGCTGCTTGACGCGGTCCTCGAAGCTCTGCCCCCACTCGTGCAGCGCCGACTTGCTGATCTCGTGGCCGTTCGCGGCGAGCCACTCGGCCAGCTCGCGATAGCTGCCGAACCCCTTGGCGATGAGGCGCTGCTCCAGCTCCTCGCGCACCTTCTCCGGGAGCTGCTCGATCTTCGAGCGCGGCGGCATCTATACGGCCGTGATCGTCGGGCGGGCGATGCCGGGATCGCAGGGCACGGTGTACTCGACCACGTCGATGCCGTAGCGGTCGAGCCGGGCGAACCAGCGGTCAGTCGGGTCTTTGGCGATCTCCACCAGGCCGCGCTCCTGCAGGTAGTCCAGCTCGGTGCGGATCTCCAGGTGCGTGGCGTCCGGGTACACCGACTGCATGATCGGCAGCAGCGCCTCGGTGTACATGCCTTGCGGGCGGGCGTGGTTGAGCGCGGTGAGCAGGAACCAGCGCAGCGACTCGCGCCGCACCTTCGCTGTTTGGGCTTGCAGGTTCATCGACCGCTCTCCTTGCGCAGCTCGTCTCGGATCAGCTTCAGGATGTCGCTCGGCGCGTCCCGCACGACGCGCTCGAAGTAAAGCGCGAGCGCCTCGATCTTCGTGGCGATGGTGCCGATGTCGCGGATGTGATCGTCGCGCCTGGTGTAGTCACGCGGCAGCTCGACGCGCAGCTCGGTCACCTGGTTCTCCAGCTTCTGCAGGCGGCCGTCCTGCTCGCCGAGGTGCTTCTCGATCGCCTTGAACTGGAGCTCGATCTGGTCTTTCGACTGGCGCGCGATGACCTTCGCCATCGCCCAGAACGCGCCGACGACGGCGATCACCAGCGTGAGCAGCAGGCTGACGAGCTGCCACAGCTCAAGGGTTACGTAGGTCGTTGTTCCGGTCATGCCCTCGCCTTTGTTCTTTCCTTCGTCTCCTGGCAGCCGACGCAGCGCTGCACGCCTGGCAGCGACCTGCGCCGCTCGTCCGGGATGCGCTCGCCGCATTCCGGCTCTACACACCACTTCGCCGAGCGCCGCTTCCACTCGGCCTGCTCGGCGAACCCTGCGCGCTCGCGCTGTGACTTGAGCGCTTGATCCCGATGCCACGTCTCCAGCTCGGAGACGCGGTCTAACTCATCCGGCATCCGAGCGCCGGTAAAGCAGCGCGGCGCCGGCATCGCGCGCCGCGGCGACGACCTCGCCGGGGCTCGGCAGCGACGGCAGCACGAGCCGCACGCCCGCGCCGAGCCACAGCATCGCGCTGTAGGCGCTGCACACCATGCCGCCCTTGTCGGTGCGCGGCAGGCGAAGGTGCAAGAGGTTGAACGCCGCGATGCGCAGCAGATCCATCCAGTCGTACTTGATGCGGCCCTGCAGCGATTCGAGCGTGTTGGCGCGCACCAGGCCCCGGTCGCCGGGGAAGCCGAGCACGTCGAGCTGCGAGTGCGCGTAGCGGTTGAGAGGCACGAGGTGGTTGCCGCCTGCGCCCATCTCCGCGACCCACGCGCGATCGTCAAGGCGGATCACGACGGCCGTGTGCGTGAACGGCGACTTGGTGATCTTCCGGGTGAGCGCGGGCAGGCCGCCGTGGTTGGAGCGCGTGGCGATGAGGTCGCCGTCCTGGACGTCGCGCAGGAGATCGAAGTCGAGGTTCACGTACGGCGCTTCCATGCGACCCTGAACTCGATCCACCAAAAGAGCCAGGCCACTTCGAGGCGCAGCTCGCGGCCGGATCGTTGCGGGCGCAGAACCGGCAGCAGGTGCAATGCCCAGCACCGCCTGCCGCACCAGGTGTTGCACCCTCGGATAAGTTCAGCCTTCACGGCGCCGCGCACTCCCTTGCGGCGGCTTCGAGCTTCTTCTCGTAGGCGATCCGCTCCTCGAGTTCCGCCTCGGCCGCGCGCCACACGAGCAGCGCGTCGAGGTGCTTGTTGCCGCTGAGCTGCACCAGCGCGACGTGCGGCGTGGGCTTCGTTGGCCACTCGATGCGGCAGCCGACCGGCACCGGCTTGTCGACGGTCGTCACGTCGGTCGCGACGGTGTGCGCCTGCTGGGCGCAGCCAAACAGGAGGACGGCACAGCCGATCAACAGCAGCACCTGTGCTAGTGCCACGATGAACACCGCCGCTCCGGGGTTCTTCACGGCGCCGCCTTCCGGCGCGTCGCGTAGTCGATCGCCTCGCGCACCAGCGCATCGCACTCGGCGCCGGCCGGCGGCAGCGGACGGTTCAGCGCGCTGCGCGCTGCGTCCAGGTGCCCGGCCGCGGCCTTCTCGGCGCGCGCCATCGCAGCACGCGCGGCGCGCGAGTTCTTATCGACCTGGTCGGCGATCTGCTGCACCGCGCCCTTCACGCCGCCCACGGCGGCGGTGCAGTTGTCGTTGGCGCCTCTCAGGGTAGCAATGGACTGGTGCTGCGTGTTCGCCACGCCTTGCAGCTCAGCAACGCGGCCAGAGAGGCGCCAACCGTTCAACGTCCAGCCGGTGAGCCCGCCGATCGCGAGGCCGCCCAGCGTGCCGCCGATGATGAGGCCGATGGCGAGCTGGCGCGTCAGCACGGCGTGAGCGGCCCCCAGCTCGCGTAGAGCTTCTGATGCCGATGCAGGATCAGCGCCGGGTAGCTACGATTTTCAGCGCAGGCCCATTGCGCGCGCAGGCAGTGGAGCGCGACGGCCTCGAACCATCGATCACTGCGAGTTCCGGCCGCCAGCGCGGCGCGCTGCTCGCGGCGCAGCCATCCCTCGCCGCCGTTGTAGGAAGCGAGCGCGAAGGCCATGCGGTCGCAGTCGGTCGCGGCGGGGTTGCGCTCCCACAGCCAGCGGTCGTAGCGCACGAGGGCGCGCAGAGCCCACGCAGGATTGAAAGGCTGGCGCTCTGCCAGCTCAGGAAACACGCCGCCGATCCAGTCGCTAGTAGCTGGAGTGAACTGAGCCAGGCCGCCTGCAAATGGTGAACGCGCATCGGACCTCCATCCGCTTTCCTGGTGCACCTGGCCGGCGAACGTCGCGATCGGCGCGGCCATGCCCCACACCAGGCGGGCGTTCGCGGTGAGCGCGTGACGGTACTGCGCGGCGGCGCGCGGGATCTCGGCGCACGAGGCGCTCCCCACGGCCGCCGCCGATGTCGCCAAGGAGGCGACGATCGTCGCAAAAATTGCGACGGTTCTTTTCATACGCCGATCGTGCCGCCGATGATCACCGCGGCGATGACGACGGCGCGGCGCATGCCGGCCATCGGCGCCTGCTCGGGCGGCACCTTGTCGGGCCGCGCGTACGGGAAGAGCGCGCGGTCGAGCCGGAAGCCGAGCAGCGCGAAGAGCGAGACGAGCGAGACCTTGTAGACCGTGACGGTGACCTGGTGCGGCGCCACGTAGGCGATCGTGAGGAAGGCGAGCACGGCGAGCACGATCCACTCGACCAGACGCAGCTCGTAGAAACGGCGCACGAAACGGCCCATCAGAGCGCCGTCCCGAGGATCTTGTCCATGTCGCCCGTTTCCAGGCACGCCTGCTGCAGCTTGCCGGCGAGGTCGCCGGGCCGTTCGTTCTCCGCCCACGGCGTGCTGTAGACCGCATCGACGACGGCGTTGCCGATCGCGCGCATGCGATCAACGGGCGTGGCGAACACGCGCCAGACCGCGCGGCGCGTGGTCTCGCGCTCGACGCCCTCCATCGCGTAGGCGCGCGCCGTGATCGCGATGTCCCAATACCAGGAGCACTCGCTCGGTTGCTCGGCCTTGGGCGCGGCGGCGCTGGGGGGGGGTGCGATAGAGATCAATGCCGCGGCGGCGGCGACGATGAGCGTTCTCACGTGGAGCCTCCCTTGATCAACTCGATGCCCGCGATGCCGATCGCGAGCAGCACGAGCATCAGGCCGATGGCGAGATACAACACGCGGTCGCGCGACGGCGTGGCGATCGAGCAGCTCGTGGCGATTATGGCGATGCCGAGCACCAGGAACACGATGACGGCGGCGAGGTAGTGCAATGGCACGGCCCGACTGTGGGCCCCGCGTGGACCGGGAAATATGAACGCGGGTTTAAGACTGAGGTTTCGCCGGCTCGGCGAAAAGCTCGGTGTGGCGCGCGCGGCTCTCGACCTCGCGCATGTGGCGCACGATCCGATTGATGTGCACCTCCGAGCAGCGGTATTCCTTGGCGAGCTGCGGCGTGCATTCCGGCCCCGACCACTTGCTCCAGATCTCGTTCCAGCGCTTCATCACCTCGTGGCGCAGCCCGAGCGGGATGTAGATGAGCTGGCCGCCGAAGTGTTGCCGGATGCGCTCGGCCGCCTCGCGCGCGATCTCCTGGGCCTTGGGCTCGGCGAGGCCGGATTCGACGAGCAGCTCGCGCAGCACCGCCGCCAGGTCGGCGAGCACCTCCGGGTATTCAGGGCCGAGGTTCATGGGGCTTGGCGTTCTCCCTTCTTCTGTTCTGATCGATCACGAGCGCGGCGATCAGGCGCTGCCACTCACCGGGGTCGCAGAACGCGACGCGCTCTTTCCCGAACATGCGCTTGGCCATCGCGTCGGCGTAGCTCCAGGGCCGGCGCGCCTCGGTGAGCAGCGCCCGGATCTTCTTCAACTGCGGATGCTGGTCGACGTTGTGCGGCTCGCCGGGGAAGCGGCGCGCCGGCTTCTTCGACGGCGCCGGTGTGAAGCCGCACGCCTTCAGGTGGTCCTTCACGCGCTGCCGGCCGGCGAAGTCGAGATCCCCGGCCGAGCGCACGCGCGCGACCGTCCACAGCATGTCGCGGTAGGCGCTCTCGTCCATGCCGAGCTGCTTTGCGGCGAGGTGGATCATCGCGAGATCGCGGCGGCGGGCGTCGGCGTCGAGCGTCGTGCTCACGCGCTCTCCCTGGTGTGCGACCGGAACGGGTCGGGGCTGGTGCCGCGCCTGACGCGCGTCAGGTGCCAGCCGTGGCAGTAGCGGCACTTGTAGGTGTCGAGCTTCAGCCCCGCGTGCTTCTCCATCTCGTGCACGGCGAGCGTCAGCGCCGCGATCTGGTCGGCATAGCGGCGCTTCGACTTGCACGAGCGCCGGAAATGCTCGCGGCTGGTCGCGGGAGGGTTCATTTAATGACCGTCCAGCCCTCGGCCATCGCCTCGGCGTAGGGCATTAGCCGGGCGTCCTCTACGAAAACCTGAAAGTGATCGGGGCGCTCGATCGTCCAGTAAACGTCCTCGACCTTGAGGTAGTCGGCGCCGGGAGTCGGTTTGAACATGAGGCCGACGAACGGCGCGAACGGCATCTCGATCTCAATGGCGATGTCGAGAGCCTCGTGCCGCAGGCGCTGCGTGCCGCGGGTGCCGCGCTTCGGCGCGCATACGTGCTCGACGGTGACGATGTAGCGGCTCATGCGAACTTGCACCGCTTCTCGTGCTTCACGAGCTGCCAGTCGCGCGCGTCGATCGCGGGAAGCTGGCGCAGGATTGTCTCGCCCATCGAGCGATCGATGCGCACGGCATCGCGCTTGGCGCCGGTCGACGCCTTACCGGTCGCACCGTTCACGCCGCGGTAGTAGCGGATGCGCCGCATGTCGTCGCGGTAGCCGATGACGTAAGCCGGCTCAGGCACGTCGCTCGGTGTTTGTTGGGGGGGGGGGGTGACCATGTCAGCGCTCCTCGGTTGACTCGTTCATGGCTCTGGCGATCAGGCCGCGGTCGCGCGCAACGCGCAGCGCGTCGGCGAGCGAGCCGTACCGCTTGTCGTCGCCGTTGATCGAGAACCAGCGCTCGGGCTTCTCGCGCTTGCTCTTCGGCGAAAAGGTCGACATCGCCATGCCGAGCGGCGCGGCCTCGTAGATCATCGTGCGGCCGTGCGCCGAGTGCAGGTGCATCTGGATCTCCCAATGCAAGCCGCGCAGCCACGCTTGCTCTTCCGCGGTGAAGCCGAGCGCGGCGAGGTCGAGTTGGCTCTTGCTCATGACGGCTTCCCGATGGCCAGTAGCTCGATCGACACCTCGACGACCGCCGGCTTGCCGTTGATGGTCGCCGTCATCTGCAGGCGCCCGCGCTCGCCATCGAGCAGGACGATCTCCATGAAGCGGCTGACGAACTCATCGAGCGGCATGTCGCCCGTCCAGGTGAATTCCGCGCGCGAGGTCACCACTTACCCCCCCCCTCAGCGCGCAGGCGAACGCAGCCTCGCGCTCGCGCGCGGCGCGCGCGGCGAGCTTGCGGTTGGTGTTCTCGGCCGAGCGCTTGCGGTTGTCGGGCCGGCGCTCCGCGATCAGGTGCGCCGGGTTGAAACAGGGGGGGGTATTACAGGTGTGGCTCGACTCTTCCCAATGGTGCAGCTCGCGGCCGATCGCCATGCGCAGCGCGAGCCGATGCACATAGCACGACGTGTGGTAGCCGTTGATGCGCACGTTCATCCGGCCGTAGCCGTTGTTGTTGTGCGCGCGGGTCCAGACCAGGCAGCCGCTCGACAGGCGCATGCAGTGCTTCGCCATGCGCGCGATCACGGCGTGGTGCTGCCGCTCCGTGAAGGATGGCAGGCGGTACGTGAAAAGCGCGAACTCGAACGGCATGCGCTCGGCGAGCCGCAGCTCCTCGATCAGGTCGGCGCGCGGGCGGTCCATTAGGTCGAGTACGCGCGGATCAGAGCGAGCACGTTGCCAATCGCGAACAGGACCGCGCCGGCCAGGAAGAGCCACAGCGGCAGCGTCTCGATGAACTTTGCCATCAGCGCTTCTCCGGCATGATCAGCTTGTGCTCGCGCGCTTCGGGCGAGCTGGTGAGGAACTGGCTGATCGCGACGACCTCAGTTGTCGCGTGCAGCTCGCCGGCTTCGACGCAGCGCCGCTCGGAGAAGGCGCGCAACGCGGCCAGTAGCTGCTCTTCGTTGAATACCCAGCAACGCATCGTTTACCCCCTGTTCAGCAAGCGGCCGTGATACGGCTGCAGCGCCGTGTCTTTAGCGAGATAGAGCGGATGCCGCGCGAAGCCTTCGGCGGTCGTCCCGAGGCACTGCAGTGAGATCCGCAGCTCGACCAGCCGCGCGGTCACCTTGGCGTCCTGGTCCTGCAGCCGGCCGTGCACACCCCACGCGCAGACGACCAGGCCGCCGCTCTCGTGCGCGCGGCACGCGGCGCCGAGCAGGTAGTCCATATTCTTCGGCCCGACCGGATCGGCGGCGATCGACAACTCCCACGGATCGGTCGCGCGCAGCGCGAAGAGGTTGGCGACGATTAGCCCGCCGCAGCCCATGTCCCTGGCGAAGCCGATGCAGCGGCGCACCGTCGCGTCGTCTTTCGCGGCGTCCGCGGTGCTCGGGTTCAGCATCACGAAGCACGCGATGCGCGGCTGCGCGCCGAGCTGGCGCGTGAGGCGGTAGCGATACAGGCCGCACGCCGAGAAGATGGCGGTGCCGTGAGCGGCCTCGAAGAGCGGCGCGTTCAATCGTCCTCCTCGAAGCTGTCGATGAACGAGCCGATCACCTGGCGGCAGGCGGCGACCAGGAGCGCCGCGCCGAGCACGAGCGTCGTGGCGCCCGCATAGGCGGCGTAGGCGATCATGATTCCCTCGCGGCGGGCTTGCGCTGGCGACGGCGCAGCTCCAGCTCCAGCCCCTGGATCAACGCCGAGCGCTTGCCATTGCGCTTCTCGTGGGCAATGGCTCTCTTGATCGTTGCCGGCGACGCATGCGCCGCGCTGGACAGACCGTCAGCCACTGACGTGTAGACGATGAAGTCGATGTCGCGCTCGCGGCTCATGCCTCGGCCTCCGCTTTCTCGATCGCGCTCTTCATCAACGCGGCGACCACTTTGTCAAGCTCCGTGTCGGCGAGCTTCGCGAAGGGTGCGTCGTTGCCGGGCACGCGCCTGCAGCCGATCAGCTTGAGCTGCGCGTCGTCGAGCTGCTTGAGGCCGTCCATCACCGGGGTCTCGGTCGTCGAGATCAGCACGTCCTGCTGGTCGGGCAGCAGGCGCTTGATCAGCGCGCACGTGTTGTCGGCGTTGAGCACCTGGACGACGTCGGCGGCCTTGCGATAACCGACGCGGACACCGTGCAGGATGCGGGTCTTGGGCCTCTCGAACGCCTCGCGCGCGTCGGCCACGGCCGCGAGGAGCGCGTCGTAGCGCTCGGCGGCGCGCGTCGTCGCCCGGCGCAGATCCGCCCAGCGCTTGCGCACAGCGGCGTCGATCTCCGTCTTTAGCTCGTTGGTGAGGGTGTCGAGATCGGTCTGCGCGTCCGCGTACTGGCGCGCGAGGACGTCGATCGCCGCGATCTCGGGCGAGGTTGCTGCTTTGGTGCTTGCTGTCATCGGTGAGGCTCCTTGGTGGTTCGGATGCGTCGCGCGTTGGCGCGCACGACGCGATCGGTAAACTGCTTCTTGGTGAGCGGCCGGCGCGTGGCCGGGAGGGCGAGCGTGCCGAGCTTCGTGATCCGCACGTCGAACTCGATGTAGTAGCCGGTGTCGTGCTTGCGGTCGTAGACGAACGGAATCACCGTCACGTTCTCCCGCAGCGCCTTTTGGACGACCTCCATGAACTCCGGGAAGAACATGAAGCGATTGGCTCGGGTGCGCGCGCCCATCACGCCTCCGGGAACCGCGTGATCCACCAGCAGATGCCGATGCTGTAGGCGACGAAAAGCACGCCGAGGTCGGCGAGCACTGCGAGCGCGATGCCGATGTATTGGAGGATCTCGATCGCGCTCACGTCGGCAGCTTCAATTGGCCGCGGAGATCGGGCAGGCTCACGCGTTTCATGCGCGCGATCTGCTGCAGCCCGGTCATCGCGCGCTCGTAGAGAAATGAGCAGGTGCGGTCCAGCTCGGCGTCGTTCTCGGCCATGAAGTAGCCGGTCTCGGGCGTGCCGCAGATGTGCTGGCCTTCGAGGCGCAGCGCGGTGATGACGTGGCGAAGCTGGCGCTCGGCGCGCCGGGTGTCGCCGCCGGGCGCGAGGTCGGTCACCGCAAGCGCGAGCAGCCGCGCGCTGATGCCGTTCTTCGCGCCGATGTGGCGCGACAGCGCGGCCAGGACGCGGGCGGCGGTGATGACCGGCTCGCCGCTCAAGGCTCGATCCTCCAGACGCGGACGCTGCCCTCGCCTTCGGCGCGGATCGTGACCTTCACGCCGGCTGCCTTCGCGGCGTACAGGACCGCCTGCTTGGAGAGCGTCATCAGGCGCGAGTCGCCGATCGCCATCTCCAAGAGCGCGGCGCGGATGCGCCCGCGGTTGTTGCGCATCGGGATCGGGATGCCCTTCTCGATCGCGCCGATGTGCAGCTCGCCGTTCTTCGCGGGCGCGACCGGCGCGTCGCGCGTCGGTGCGGCGCGCTCCTCTGCCGGCTGCTCAGCGAGGGGCTTCTCCTGGGCGCGGGGCAGCGGGCGCGGTGTCTTGAGCGGCGTCATCGGCACGGCGCCGCCGCCCGAGACCGACTTGCGGTATTCGTTCGTCTGCTGCCCGGTATCTGGATTGAGCACCTTGCAGGTGACGAGCGCGCCCGAGAGCACGTGGGGCCTGAGAATCCCGGACGAGCGCCCCGGCGGCAGGCCGAGCGCCGCCTCGATCTCGTAGCCTCGCGCACCGCGCGTGCCGCGATTGCTGATGAACGCGAGCGCCCTGGCCGTGATGCTGTCGTCGCTCACGCCTCGCTCCTCGCGCGCGGCGTGAAGAAGCGGCTGGCGCGGCGGCGGTTGGGCTTCGGGCACGCGATCTTCTCGAAGAGCGCGCCGTTCCTCACCTGGTGATCGAGGAACGCCTCGAAGGTGATGCCGCGGCGCGCCAGCATCGGGTTGGCGCGGAAGAACTCGGCCCAAAAGTGGAGCTGCACGTCGGGCACGACGAGGGCGCCCTCGGGCGCGCGCTCCATCACGGCCAGCTCGATCGAGGCGATCAGCATGACGCCCCCTTCTTCCTGATCGGCACGACCGCCGAGGGCTTCGCGCCAAGGCGCTGCACCAGTCGCGCGCGGCGCCAGGTGCGGCGCACGTCCGTGTTCGCAGAGTCGCGGTACTTGAAGCGCCGGTCCAGGATCGAGACTCGCGGCTGCAGCTTGGTGGCCATTCACGACCTCCCCTTGAAGTGAGGGCACCCGGCGCGGCACGCCTTGTAGACGGCGACGCGCGTGGGATTCGTTGCGGCGAAGGGCTTGGCCTGCTCGTCCTGGCAGCGCGCCGGGCTGATCTCGCCGAGCACCGGGCACTCGTGGGTCTTGTTCATCAGCTCGCCGCGCACGCGCTCCTCGATGCGGTCGGTGCTCGCCTTGTAGGTGCCGTTGACGACGCCGCTGATTGCGGCCTTCGAGCGGCGCAGGCGATTGGCGATGACGCGCAGGCCCTCGCGCTCCACGGCCTTGCGCAGCACGGCGAGCCAGTCGTCGCGGCGGTCATGGAGCGGTTGCGCCATCGGGCTCCTCCCTCGCGACGCCGCCCTGCAGATAGGTGGTCTTGGTGTTCTGGTCGAACGTGTCGCCGGTTTTCCGGGTGATCGGCGCGAGCGGCCCGCTGTCGCGCACGAGCTGGTAGATCGCCATGCGCCGCGCCGTCGCGTTGCCCTTGACCGCCATGCGCAGGAACCCGGCGCGCACGAGCTTGCTGACGTAGTCCTGCGCGTTGGTGCGCGTCGCGTCGGTCGCGACCATGAGCTGGCCGACGTCGAAGCGCCGGATCACGCGCATCGCTTTCCACAGACGCGCGCGCATGTCGGTGTCGGGCCGGCGCTTCACCTCCGCGCCGGGCAGGCGGTAGCCGCCTTGGCGTCGTTGCTTCGGCGCGATCACTTGCGCTTGCCCCCGTTCGACGGCCCGGAGAGGAAGAACGGCCGGTTGCCCCAGCGCTCGCGGTCGATCGAGCGCCAGCCGTTCGCCTTGGAGAGCGCCTCGAACTTCGAGAGGCCGTTCACCATCAGGCCGACGTTGCCCTCGGCGGCGCGGTGCAGATCGGCGAGCAGGTCGTCCTTCACTTCGACCTCGCACACCGTGTCGGTGAGCGTGCGCGCGTCCTCGGCGTCGGCCGGCAGGAACTCGACCGGCTGCGTGATGCGCCGCGCGATCTGCTGGTGGTTGACGATGCGCTTCTCGACGCCCTTCATGCCGATCAGCACGACCGGCGACTTGGAAAGGTCGTAGATGTCGCGCAGCGATTCGAGCATCGCGAGCTCGTAGCGATTGCCCATCAGGTAATCCAGCTCGTCGACGAAGAGCGGCTTGCCGTTCTTCGCGAGCAGCTCGACGATCTGGTAGACCAGCTTCGCGGACCCGCGCGAGCCGGCGGGCGTCGCGCCCAGCTCGGCGATGATCGCGCCGAGCATCGTGTGCAGGGTCCAGGCGCGCACCGCGCGCACGTAAACGCCGTCGCACTTGTCGCGCAGCCAGGCGATGGAGGTGCTCTTGCCGGCGCCAGTCAAGCCGAACACGAGGCCCATGCCTTCCACGCCGTGGTCGCGCTGCGCGAGGGCGTCGTAGGCCGCGCGCAGTTGGACGACGTTCTTGGTGACCGCCATCTTGTTTCGCATCAGTTCCACCTCCCTAATAAGAAGGGCGGCTCGGCCGCCCGGTTATCACGCCGACCCGATGTCGCCGGGGTCGTCCTTCCTGGCGGGCGCGAGCTGCTCGTCCACCAATTCCATGAGCGCGCGGTACGAGGCCGGCTGCTCGCCTTTGTAGTCGGCGAGGTATTGCCGTTCTTCGTCGGTCAGCGCCCTGAACTTCTGCTCGCGCGCGATCCACATCACGCGCTCGTAGCGGTTCTCGAAAATGGGTTGCTCGCCGCTCGCGGCGCGCCTGCGCCCGAACGCGTTGTCATTGCCGGCGGCGATCTCTTCGCGCTCGATCGCCTCGCGCGCGCGGCGTGCGTCGTCGCTCGACACCACGTCGGCGGTCGAGCGCGCCGGCTTCGTGAGCGCGTCGACGGCCTCGGCCGCAGCAGCCAGGCCATCCGACTCGTGCGTCGCGGCGCGCTGGGGCAGCACCGCGAGCTTGCCGGCCGCGCGGGCGCGCTCGACCAGGATCTCGTTCACGATGTCGTCGGTGCGTGCGGCGCGCGCGGTTTCCTTCAGCCGGCGGCGCTCGTCCTGCACGCGCGCCTGCTGCATCGCTCTTGCCTTCACCGCGACTTCCTTGCGGTCCATACCGGTGCGCTCGGGACACTCGGCGATGCAGATGAACTTGTGCTCGGCGCCGCCCTGGACGACGACGCGGCCGAGATCCGGCAGCTCAAGGCAGAGCACGCGCTGGCCGACGTAGGCTTCCAGCTCGGGCGCGATGAACCATGCGCGGTCGATGAGCAGGCCGCGCTTGTGCACGGCGCGCCATCCGTCGTCGCCGGCCGCGGGCGCGAGCAGGACGTCGAGCGCGCGCTCGTCGTCGATGCGCCTCACCGGCTGGCGCCAGGCTGCGGCGACCTCGAACGGCGTGCGACCGTCCAGCTCGCGGTGCGGGTTGTGGTAGTACACCGCGTCGATCCAGTCGTCGCAGAATTTCTGGAACTCGGCGGCGCTCATCGCGATGTCGACGACCTCGCCGCGCTTCATGAGGCGATCGGCGAACGATTTGCGCTCCTCGATGGCCTTGCGCTGGGCGACGTTGTGGCCGATGAAGTTGTCGAGCAGCTCGACCAGGCCGCGCGTGAACGTGCCGAAGAAGCGCTCGATGTGCGGCTTGTGCCAGGGCTGGAACGGCGGGCACAGCGTCTGTTTGATGTCGAGCGAGCTGAACACCCGCGCGACGTGCTTGCTCGTGTAATCGGTGCCGTTGTCGGTCTTGACTTCCTCGGGCACGCCGAACTCGAGGAGCATCTTGCGGTTGAGCGCAGCGACCGCGATGGCCTTGCTCGTTTTCGAGACCAGGATCTTGGGGCGGCGCGAATACACGTCGATGCCGCCGAGCACCATGTGCCGGCCGTCCGTGAGCATGACGTCGCCGGGCGTCGAATCCTCTTCCCAGCGCTGGTTCAAGCGCACGACGCCTTCGCTCATCGAGCCGAAGGCGACCATGTATTTGCCCTTCCACTTGTCCGGGCTGGCGAGCGCCGTGAGCGTCTGCTCGTTCTCGCGGCGCCACGCGCGCAGCCAGCTCTTCAGCGCGCTCATCGACGGCAGCGGGATCTCGGCGCGGAAGCGCGCGCGCATGGCTTCCATGACCTGCGTGGCGCGGGCGTGCGGCGTGCGCACCACCATCGCGATGATGAAGTCGCGCAACAGCGGAACGCGATCGATCTTGCCGTCGCCCTTGCGGTTGCCGTAGTTGCCGGCGAGCGCGGTGATGCCGACGCGGCGCACTTGGCGGCGCCAGCGGCGCAGCGTGTCGGCAGAGATCGTGGGTACGTGGGCGCGAATCCAGTCCGCGACCTCGACCTCGCGCTTGTTGTAGGCGGCGGCGAACAAGTGGTAGCTCGCCTTCACCGAGAGCGCGCCCGACTGCTGGAAGATCTCTCTCGCGCGCAGCAGCTCCAGCTTCGCGTCCATGCGCTGCTGCGACTTGCCGGGCAGCGCGCCGGCACTCTTCAGCGCATCGATGCGCGATGTCATCGCGGCGCGGTGCGCGAGGCTCTCCTGCAGATCGAGCTTCGCGCCTTCGACCGCGCCCGCCTTCGCCGCGTCGATATCGAGCGGCGCGATCGGCGCACGGTTTCCGTTCAGCGCGCGTGCAGCGATGGCCGCGCGCGCCGCCTGCGGCAACGCTTCGATGAGGTACTCGCGCTTCGTGCCGTTCGGGCCGCCGCGGCCGGGCACGTTGCGCGAGGCGATGTTTCTCTTGGTGAGCCAGCGGAGGATGCCGCTGAACGAATTGGGAAGGCCGGGGAGCCCGACCAGGTCGGATGCAGCGAGCCAGCCGCCGCTCACCCGCGCGCTCCTTTGCGGGGCTCGCGCGCCGGGGGTACACTGCTCCGGGTATCACCGCTCGCGTGCACGGCGCTCCTGATCGGGAGGCCGTGCTCGTCGTAGCGGTCTGGCCACAGATCGCTGGGTGCAACGCCGAGCGCCGTCCCGATGATTCGCTCGGCGCGCGGGTAAGGCCGATGGAGCGCGCGCGCGACAGCGTTGCGCGACAGGCCATGTTCCTCGGCGAGCTTGGCGAGATTCGTCCCGCGTAGCTGGAGCTGGCCTTTGATCCACGCCCCGAGCTGCGCGGGATTTTTTGGGGGGTGTGGTGTGTGCATTGCACACATAGATTGCACACGGTTGGGTGCAAAGTCAAATCTTTCTGTGTGCACTTTTCACCCCCTGAGCGTTATTGGCTGGTGCACCCTCGAATGGGAGTGACCGCCTGAGCCGACTCGCGACCTCGGAGATCCAACTCGCGTCACGCGATGCACAAAGCGATAAGGCGCTGGGGGCGCGGCTCCGCGAGATCCGCGGCCGGCGCTCCCGCGAGGAGTTCGGCGCCGAGCTGGGCACGCACCGCAACACCGTCGAGCGCTACGAGAAGGGCCTGCGCCCGATGGACACCGAGTTCCTGCGCAAGGTGATCGAGAAGAATCCCGGCTGGAGCTACGACTGGCTCGCGACCGGGCGCGGCGAAAAGCACGCACCACGCGGCGCCGGCCATCGCGTCGAGAGTCCGGCCGCGCCGCCATACAACACGATCAACGAGCACGTGCTGGAAGAAGTGATCCGCGAGATCGAGGCCGCGGCCGGCGATCGGCTCGCCAAGGTGAGCGCGGAGAAGCGCGCGGCGCTGATCGCTGCGGTGTACGACGACGCCGTCGCCCGCGGCGCGGTGAGCCGCGAGACGGTGCTGCGCCTGGTTAAGCTCACCATCTAAGCCGCGCGATTTGAGAGCCATCGCGCGCGGCCTCGTTCTCGCGATGGTGCTGCTGGGCGCCACGCCGGTCGGCGGCGACGAGCGCAGCTCGAAAGCCGTGCGCCAGTTCCGCGCCAGTCATCCGTGCCCGGCGACCGGACGCGCCTCGGGGCCGTGTCCGGGTTACGTCGTCGACCACGTCGAGCCGCTTTGCGCAGGCGGCGCCGATCGGCCCGCCAACATGCAATGGCAGGCGGTCGAGGACGCCAAGCGGAAGGATGTCGAAGAGCGCCGGCTGTGCGCGCAGCTCCGCAAGCGGCCAGCGCCCTGAATCGCCGAACCGGCCGGCTGGCCACGATCGCGCAGGACGCGCGAATACATACAGGGTCGCCCCCTCCGTGCCTCCCTACCCCCGTTTGAACAAGCCTGGGCGAAATTGAACGGGGTCTACCCCCCCCCGGCGCCCCGCCTACCCCCCATTTTTCGACCCCCGGCGCCCCGATCCGGGTGCTCGGGCGGGTGCTTCCGTTGCACCCACGATACATTGTATGTATCCTCGGATTGCACCCGCCTGCACCCGCAGCGGGGCAAACCGGGAGACTTCGCATGGCAACCACAACCCCGACCACGATCGAGGCCCTCGAAGGCGCGATCGAGATGCTCAGCAACATCAGCAAGGGCGGCTCGTACAACACCGTCGATTACTACCAGCGCCTCTGGTCCTACGAGCGGGCGCGCGACGAGCACCGCCGGCTGGAGATGATCGACGAACGCAACCGCGCAGCGATCCGCGCGGCCGGTGCCGAGCTGCGCACGCGGAAGGCGACGAGCTGCCCGGTATGTGAGGACAGCGCGTGCGAGACGAAGAGCCAGGAATGCGGGAGGTCGGCATGAAAGCCTTCGCCTACGCCAGCGGCCTCATCGTGTTCAGCGGGCGCAGTGTCAGCGGCACGCTGCCGATCGCGCAGGGGCCGGCGCGTCAACTCCGTCGCGCTACCGCTCAACTCGCGCGGCGCGCCTACGACGGCGAGACGCTGCTCGTGCCTGGACTGCCAGAGGCGCAGAACTGGGATCAGCGCTCGGCCGCGTTGATGCGTTTCAAAGCCGCTGTCGAGAAGGCCCTCGGCAACGACACGCTCGCCCGCAGGATCGAACGTTTCGAGCGCCGCCAGCGCGTCGCGCGGAGGCCGTCATGACCGAGCGCGCGACAAAGATCGACGTGCGGTTGAGCT